GGCGGCGGTGGCGGAGGCGGTGGTGGTGGTGGTGGTGGTGGCGGAGACGGTGGCAGCCACGACCGCGACCTCTACCAGAGCCCCGGCCGTAACGGCAGCAGCGGCAACACGCGCCAAGGCGCCGGCATCCCCAACGCAGCAGCGAAGGCCCAGGCCAGCGCCAAGAAGGCCGCCGCCGCGGCAGCACTGCGCCAGAAGCTGGCCGCCAAGCAGGCCGCAGCCGAGGCAGCCCGCAAGCTGCGCTTCTCGAAGGCCGCGTCCAGCCAGCTCCGCACAGTCGAGCCCGGCTCGTCCAAGCTCGTGGCCCGGGCCAATCTCAAGAACCCCAAGCCTTCCGACCTTCGCAAGAAGGCTCGCATCGCCGGCAGCACACAGTACGTGGTGCCCGTAGCAGGAGTGAAGTAACATGTGTGGAGGTTCCCCACCCGCGCCGCCGCCGCCCCCGGTCATCCCCGAGTTCGTCCCTGAGACGCAGTCGGACCTGGGCAAGGAAGGCCAGAAGGCCCCAGCCAAGAAGAAGTCGTCCGCGGTCAAGCGTTCGCTTCGCTCTGTCAAGCGCACGCGCGCCAAAGGCACCGGTCTGACGACCAACGCGGCCAAGCCCGCAGCCACTGCATAGTAGGTAGACCCCATGTCTGACGGCACCATCAAGAAGAAGTACCTCCGCCGCTGCGAGGAACGCCAGCCGTACCTCCAGCGCGCCCGTCAGTCCTCACGCTACACCATCCCCAGCATCATGCCCGAGGAAGGGTTCGCCAAGTCACAGTGCCTGTACACTCCGTACCAGGGCCTGGGCCAGCGCGGGCTGAACAACCTGAGCATCGAAGCTGATGCTCATTCTGATGCCGCCCGACCAGCCCATGTTCAAGCTGGACATCGACGACTTCCAGATGGCCACCATGGTGGCACAGGACGCAGCCAAGCGCGGCGACCTGGATGAAGCGTTCAACCGCATCGAGCGCGCGGTGACCACCGACCTCGCGTCGACCACCATGCGCAAGTCCCTGGGCATGTCCATCAAGCAGCTACTCGTAGCCGGCAACGTGGCCATCTTCCAGAATGACGACGGCACCGCCCTGGTGTACCGCCTCGACCAGATGGTCGTGCTGCGTAACCCCAAGGGTGAAGTCCTCCAGGTCACGTTCGAGGAAGAAGTCCTTGCCGAGACCCTGACCGCCACAGTCCGCGAGACGTGTGGCTGTGAAGTGGACAGCGACGGCGCCTCGAAGCCCGTCAAGCTGTACACCGACTACGTGTGGAGCTACGACAACCAACGCTGGGAACTGACCCAAGAGCTGAACGGCAAGCCCGTCCCCGGCTCCTTCAAGTCCTGGCCCCGCGACAAGTCCCCGCTGCTAGTCCCGACGACCAACCGCCTCCCCGGCGAGAACTATGGTCGCGGCTACGTGGAGACTGTGTGTATTGGTGACCTCATCTCCTTCGAGGGACTGTCCAAGTTCAGCCTCGAAGCCTCGGCCATGGCGGCCAAGGTTCTCTGGATGAAGAACCCCAACTCCACGGTACGCGCCAAGGACATCGAGAAGCCCAACGGCAGCGTCATCAACGGCAACCCCAACGACATCCAAGCACTGCGCCTTGAGAAGGGTAACGACTTCTCGATGACGGCCAACCACATGGCCACCATTGAGAAGCGCCTCGAACAGGTGTTCATGCTCAACCAATCCGTTCAGCGCAACGCTGAGCGAGTCACCGCTACCGAGATTCAATTCGTCGCCCAGGACATAGAGGATGCTTTAGGCAATCTCTACACCGACCTGGCCTCCGACTTCCAACTCCCCATAGTCACGTTCCAACTTGCTCGCCTTACCAGGCAGAAGAGAATCCCGCCGCTCCCCAAGGGCGTCATCAAGCCTCGCATCACGACTGGCTTGTCGGCACTCGGCCGTGGCCAGGACCTCCGAAAGATTCAAGGGTTCATCCGTGACCTCAATGAATTTGGTGGAGAAGAGGCCGCAGCCATGGTGAACAAGTCTGAGATGGTCAAGCGGATGGGCGCCGGCCACGGCATCGACATGACCGGCTTGGTCAAGTCCCAAGAAGAGATGGCGGCGGAAGCCGAAGCACAACAGCAAGCTGCTCAGCAGGAGCAGATGATGGGTGCGGCAATGCCGGAGATGGCGAAGGCCGCAGCACCAGCCATGGTCGAACAGATGACCGGCAAGACTGAATAAAGCACAATACCCCTGGAATCTCCAGGGCTGTGAATCAGGAAACAATTACTATGTCCGATATGACCCCCGTCATGAAGTCCGTATCTCACGGCGTCACCGATAACAATGCAGACACTTTCGCTGCACTGGATACCGCGCGCCAGGCTGGCACGCTCGCCGGCAACCGTGCGCTTGCGGCCGAAGGTTCTACACCCGTCGCCATCGACGCCTCGATTGTCTTTCAAGAGAAGACAGAAGAGGAGCTGATGAAGTTGACCAAGAAAGAAATCTTGGCCTACGCGGCGGACTTAACCGCTCACAACGAAGTCCTGTCGGCCGCGAAAGCCGAGCAGATGGCGAAGGCCGCCGAAGTCTCAGCCATCCACGGCATCCCGCGTGGCAAGATTGGCGAGCCCATCAAGCAGCTTGCCGAGGGCAACCCCGAGCACCCCGGCCGAGGCGTCCCCTACGAGCTGAAAGGTCCCGACGGTTCCCCGCGCATGTCTTCCGGCAACGCTATACGCAAGCCGTCGGCCGTGACCCGGATGGACAACTAGGATGGCGGCCGAGTTCCAGGCCACCGCTGAAGACAACGGTGCAGGGGAACAGGCTGTAGCTGACGCGCAAGCAAACGCTCGCGCCGAGCAAGGCATTCTCCCCGAGTCCCAACGTGAGCCGACCGAGGCAGCCCCGTGGTGCCCCGAGAAGTACGCTCGATTCAACGACGACGGTACGTTCAACTCAGACCTCAGCGCCACCGAGATGGCCAAGGGTATGGACCATCTGAACAAGATGGCGACCCAGGCCAATCAGGAAAATAACGAAGAGGTTATTGAGGACGACACCGGCGATAACGAAGAGGTTATCGACGACCTGCCGGAGCCCGAGCACGAGCCCCTGACATCCCCAGAATTCTGGGACGAGATGCAGACCGAGTACGCCGAGACCAACGAGCTGTCCGTAGAGTCACGCCAGATTATCCGCGACATGGGCATCCCCGACCAGATGGTGAACGACTACATCGCAGGCCAGCAGGCCCGTGGTGACGGTTACCAGAACACGGTGTTGAACATCTTGCCGCAAGGCGAGGCCGAGTACGACGCGCTCATCTCCTGGGCGGACGATAACATGGACGAGGCAGAAGCCGAAGTCTTCAACGAAGCCATCCAGTCCGGTGAAGTGACCAAGGCCCAGGTGGCCCTGCGTGGTCTCAAGCACCAGTACCTGGCGGCCGAAGGCAGCACCGGTGACCTCCTCGGTGGTACACCCGGCGCTGGCAGTTCTACTGTGGAAGCCTACACCTCGCGCGTCGAGATGTCCGCAGCCATGAACGACCCCCGTTACTCTCGCGACGCAACCTACCGCGCTGGTGTGGAAGCCCGCGTTCTTCGTACCAACATCTAGACCGTTCAGGTCAGCCCCTTGTTCATCATGAGTGAACAGGGGGCATTCCTGAACCGCCTTTGTCCCGACACCAAGCCTGACGGCTTGGCCTGCTACGGCAGACACCCTTGAATGATGCAAGTGGACGGACACCACACGCGCATATCGCGCACATCATTCAACCCTCATCACAGGAGTCAGTAACATGGCAGAGGGAGACGCAGTCGTATTAGGACACGGACAACTCGACGGAGACGCATCCGATAGCAACTTCTTGAAGTTGTTCTCAGGTGAAGTGCTGGCCGCGTTCGACGAGACCAACATGTTCATGGACAAGCACATGGTGCGGTCCATTTCAAATGGCAAGAGTGCCCAGTTCCCGGCGACCTGGAAAGCTACCGCCGCTTATCACACCGCCGGTGTGGAACTCGATGGCCAGGCCATCAACCACAACGAGCGGATAATCGCCATCGACGACATGCTCGTCAGTGACGTTTTCATCCCCGACATCGACGAGGCGAAATCTCACTTCGAGGTTCGCGCTGAGTACAGCAAGCAGACCGGACGAGCGATTTCTTACGAGCTGGACAAGCACGGCCTGCAAATGGTTGTTCTCGCCGCTCAGGCTTCCGCTACCGTTTCCGGTGGCAACGGTGGTTCCGTCTTGACCGACGCCGAGTTCGATACTGCTGGAGGCGACCTCGCCGCCGGCATGTTCGATGCGGCCCAGGCTCTCGACGAGAAGGACATCCCGGAAGATGACCGCTACATGGTCCTGCGCCCCGCGCAGTACTACCTGCTGGCTCAGACCACCAACGTCCTCAATCGTGACTGGGGTGGGTCTGGTGTGTACTCGGAAGGTACGGTCTTGAAGGTTGCTGGTATCAGCATCAACAAGTCCAACCATTTCCCGCGCACCAACATCAGCACGGGTCCGACCAAGTACCAGGGCGATTTCTCGAACACGTACGCCGCTGTTTGGCACAAGTCCGCCGTGGGCACGGTCAAGTTGAAAGACTTGAGCACCCGCATGGACTACCTGCCGAGAAACATCGGTACTCTCATCGTTGCGAAGATTGCCGTTGGTAGCGGTATCCTTCGTCCCGAGAGTGCGGTCGAGTTCCAGGTGGCGTAAGCTACCACTTCAACACTTTGGTTAGTACAACTCTGCTGCGTCTCGCATAGGCGCAGCAGGGTCTAATCATTCAGGAGAACAACTATGTCAGTTTACACTTATACAGCCGTCGTCGCCAATGGTGACTCGGCAGTCGCCGACCTGGGAAGCTCCCCCGCCTCCTTCGTCGACCTGTACGTCCCGAACATTCTCAACGCCGCTCCCGAGCACGACGGTGGAAACTTGACCTTCAAGTACTCCGTCGACGGCACCAACTACAAAGCCGTACCGGGTATGACCGTTGCCGATGACGAGAACGGATACAAAGGCCGCTTCCTCGTGTGGGGCAGCAACCTCAAGTACACCGCAGCCAGCCTGGCTGGTTCAGCCGCGACGGTTGCGCCTTCGATTCGCGTGACCCCCGCCTCCATGGTTCAGTCCAAGTCCTCTTGGTCGTTCCTCTCCGACATCGGCGTTCTGAACGCTGACGCGGGCAGCGAAGAGTTCTCGTTCGGCCGCGTGGCCGACATGCTCCTCCTCGACTGCGAGGCTTGAACCTGGGACAGCACGGACATCACCATCCAGTCCACGACTGCTGGGACCCACTGGTTCGACCCCCACGGCCACCACTCCCCCCATGAAGCCCGAGCCCTTGTGCCACACCACCCCCGCTGGCCCCAC